ATGTTCTTTGGTCCCGCCCTCTTCAAGCCAAAATCCGTTAAGACCACCAAAGCGATTACCGGTTACCCTTGACGTTTCAGCAATAGCATTAAATGTTACTGCGTTTGAATTTGCGCTTATAGTAACTTTTTTACACTTTGGAGCCAGACTTGCCATTGAAAAACTCGTGGTAATAACCTCCGAAGCCTGATCGGTATTCACGAAAAAACCACCATCAGCAGGGACAAGTTCACTCATACCGGTAATGACACGTCTCTCCAAAATAGACATTAAATCTTCGCCAAGCGGGGTGCTCCGGCGCTCATTGGTTTTCGGTTTCGGGGTTGCCGTTGGTTCTGTTGCGCCTTCTGCGTCAAGCTCCTGCATGCGCTGTTCTCTTTCAATCTCAGCCTTCATTTCATCGACTTGATTGTTAAGCTCCGTCCAGCGCTTGCCCTCATCCTCGGTCATTTTCTTGTCGCTGCGCTTTTCGGCATCTTCTGTGATTGCCCGCATTTCCTTTACAACTTTTGCGCGGGCCTCTAACATCTTCTGTATATTTTTCATATACACTCCTTCTCCTTAAGAGTTGTGATTGATTTTCTTAATTCTAATTGATTTATTTCAATTTGACGCTGGTTTTCTTTTTCCTCTTCGGCTTTAATCTCCTTTGAATGATCTTCATAATCATCTTTGACAGAGCGTGCAGTAACTTTCGTTTGTGAATATGCCGGGAATGCCGTTGGTGAAATTTCTTTTAAATTGACATCTATTAATGTGCGAATTACATTTTTATCGTCTTTCTCGTTCCACTCCTGTTTGCGAGTCTCAAAAGCAAAAGACATCCCATCAACATCACCTCTGGAAACAGATACGCCGGCATCTCTCCCTATGGTAGTGTCGGGAAGGTCAATTTCAAATTTTAGACCGATGTCATCCTCTTTCAGTCTCAATGTACCTGTTTTTGTGTTACCAAGCACCCAATCAGTGTTATGATTCCATAGAGCGCGGATATTATTACTTTTTAATGATTCAGAGAAAGCACCGCGCCGGATTTTCTCTTTAAATCCACAAAGAGGCTCAGATAATTTTTCAAATTTTGCCGCGTATCCACTTAGAGTCTTTTTTTTGCCCTCACCGTCCTCTCGCAGCTCTAAACCTTCACATTGAAATAAACTTCTGGTTATTTTCATACTGGCTCCTTTGTTGCACCGATATTTTCGTTATCTATAGGCTCTTTTCCTGCATTTTTTGCGTCAACCATATTCATAGGGACTAAATACATCTCTCCTTGTCCGTCAGGGAGTGGATTCATGTTTTCTTTCGCTCTTATCTCATCAGCACTCATCCAGCCCCACTGTCTCGCTATTGCGTATGCCGCGAACCGTGTAGACTGCTTACCCCTTAGCATTCCCTCAATCAAAAATTCGCAAAAATAAGGATCCTTCTCATCAAATAGCTTTATTTGAAACTCTTGTTCCCATTGTACTAACATTGGTGTCATGGTAAACTGTACAAAACCAAGATTCATTTCTTCAATACCGGTTCCCCATGAAGTAGATTTCTCGTGATCCTGCAAAAGATGCAAAGGCACGTTGTAGATCCTGGCTATATCCTGATTGCTAAATTTGCGAGATTCAAGATATTGCGCGTCTTCCGGTGGTAGTCCTATGCGCACAAAATCCATTCCTTCTTCTAAAATCATTAATCTGTGCGATTTAGAAAGCCCCTCATACCCCTCTTTGAACTTTTCGCGTATATCTTTCTCTGATTGTTCCTTTAATCTGCCGGGATGCTTCAATATTCCGCTTGGATTAGTACCCTGCCCGAATGTTCGTGCTCCAAACTCAGTCATTGCCATTGATAAACCAATGTTTTCTCGGTGTACAGAGATAGGAGACAACCATTCAAAGGCAGAAGTCATCATTGAAGGGAAACAAAGCACATTATTGGAAGGAAGTAGTTTTTTGCCGTCTTTAATCTTTACCTCATAGAATAACGCCTTTGTTTTCTCGTTTATCTTTGGTTTTACAAGCCAAGGCGGGATAGGCCACAGCGCAACGGGCACTCCCTTCTTATATTCGATTTCTGCAAGCCCTGCACCCCATAAATTTTGATGAACTGACAATAAATGCCTAAATTCATACGAACTTTGCAGCGGATTTGGCCTTAAATGCAATAAATCATATAAATTATGGTCAAAAGCCCGCTCTTTTCCCTTTTTGTCAAGTCTTTTATACGTAATTAGCGGTAAACTTGCCATTGAATTAGCCAATATTTTTATACATGCCCATACCGCAGTGACTCCAAGCGCTGTATTTTCGCTCACATCGGCGCCGGATTTTGTCTTTTGAGGGAAGTCAATAAAGCTCCAAGGGTCACCACCGATCGTATAAAACGATGGAATTGCGCGTTTTTCGGCTAAATGTCTGGTTAAAAAGCCCAATTATCGCCCCTTTTCGGTGCTTTTTGCCTTTTTTGATGGTAAAACCATGTAAATTATGAAAGAACCAAGGAAAATAAACGCTAATGGAGAGTAAATCTGCCATATCCCACAAGCAACGCTTGACAAACCGACCATAAACAGCAAATCGGTTATAATTGCTTTTAGTATTTTGACAAACTGTATTTTTGGTGTTTTCATAAGACTCCACCGGAAATAAAAAAAGCCTACATGCAGAATGTGCCTGCACATAGGCTTTTTATTACACTTTGAGGGATCAGCCCAAAGCGTCCGGTAACAGGCGAGTGGCCTGTTTATGTCAATCGGCAAATAATGCCGTATTACTATACACTATACATTTTATTTTAGAAAAAAGCTATAGTTAAATGAAATTAAGTTACTTATTTTTACATTTTTCACACTTCTCCGCAGGATACCCCTCCCACCGATACCCACACTTAGGACAAGTTCTATCTATTTTTTGGCCCTGTTTCTTTTGTACTACTGTTCTATGGTAATATTCGTTGAATGTCATTTAATACCTCCAGAGAGGGATACTGATTTCTTTATAGTGATTATTAATATTAATTATAAAAATTAAACAATAAAATTGACACGGCTCATTGCTGTCTGGACACCGAGTTGTTTTGTTACACCAATTTGCTGTAAATATACGTATTGAATATTTCATATTACCGATGTGGATATTCATACAAAAACCACCCTTCCGCTACCTTCGTTCGAGTTATTCATTGCCCGTACGTGAGCGTTTATTAGTGCCGCTATCGGGTCAATGCGCTCTTTGCTTTTCTTTTTATTCAGTATGATATTTTCATTCCTATCTACTTTATCACATATTGCATTACCAATAGCCCACGACAAAACAGGGTTACCGTCATGTATTAACTTACCGCTGTATATCATATCCCTGAAATCCTTTGTTGGTTCCGATAGTGTTTTAATCCCCTGCACAATTTCTACTACGTCATACCCCGCGTCTTGCAAGTCATTACCAATCTGAAGTGCTCCCCAGGAGTCTACACAAAACTCATTTATATACCATCCGTTATCCTTTGCCTTTTTAATTGCATACTCTTTCACCATTCTATAATCTACTACCGCCCCTGGTGTGGGCGTTATCCATCCTTCACGAATCCATCTATCATAAGGTACTTTATCAGTTGTCATTTTTGCTCTCAATGTTTCTTCCGGCATAAATGAATGAGAATACACATAATATATCCCATCCTTGCAAAACTCAAAGCCAACACTGGTTAAATCAATTTTCGCTGATAAATCCAATCCTATCCAGCACGGTTGACGGTCCAGATCTGGCAACACCCCTTTGCACGTTCCCCACTTTGCCATATTCATGTAACCGGATTCTTTCATATTAACCCATATATTCATTGTCTTGGTAAGGTAGTCCCGCATCTTTTCCGGCTTATCTAATGCCACAACAAGTTCCGATCTAATTGACGCTATCCCTTCCGGTGTTTTTACTGCTATAGGATTTGATTTTATCCAGTTCCGCTCATCCTTTATATCGTCAATCAATTCCCCCTCATCGTCCTTGTCCAGCTCACAGACCAATGCAAAATAATTATCATTCTCAATAGGGTTATCAGGATTCAGGATTTTAGAAATATAATCGTACTCATCCCGATAACATGGATGGTTCAAATTAAATCCAGCCGTTGTTATTATAATCAATAGCGGTTGTGTTCGCATCTTCATACCAGAAGTGAGCACATTATAATACTCATCAGTCTCATGTGCATGGTACTCATCTATAATACCACACTGCGGATTGCTGCCGTCGCCCTTTTTCTTGTCCTCTTCGCTCATTCTGGAGAAAGTACTATCTGATTTTATGTGCCGGATCACACCGTAGCTGGTTTTAAATCGCTCTTTTACAGGCGGGTCAAGGTGTTTGCAACGCCTGATTATTATATCCGCTTCCTCCCAAACATATTTTGTCTGCTCTCTTTTAGTAGCTGCAACCAGAACTTCCGCACACGGCTCATCCATGCAGGCCATTTCGTAAGTCCCAACTATAGCAAGGTCTTGACTCTTTGCATTTTTTCTAGCTACCTGGTAATAGGCCAAACGGAATCTACGGTGTCCGGTTGTATTATCAACCCATCCGTATATCTGACCAAATATAAA